GAGAAGAGAGATTGTCAGAAAACATGTTCCAATACCCACCCAAAAGCATAAATTAGGATCTTTTTGGAGAAGAGAAATGGCTGTATTGAAAAAGTTAATTGACAAGTATCCAGATGAAAAATTTTGGCTGAAAGTCAATTTCCATCCCGTTGAAATTACACTTAAGTACGGCAGAAAAACTCAAGAACTTTACAGCTTGGCTCAATTATTCAAGTGGCCCTTTAAAGAACAACTTGAAACAAAACACAAACAATCTAAAATAGTTGTCACAACTACCCACGAAGAGGTTAAGGTTTCCGAGCGCAAGTTTGGAGAAGACGCTGTAGTTTCAAACAAACCTAAAAACATAAAAGAATTTTTAAAATATGGCAAGAACTAAAAAAGCACCAGAGGCACAGGCTACTCAAGTTAGCCCCAATCAATTGATTTCAAAGTTTTTAAAGGATAACGAAAAAGATCATTACAATTTTGAAAAAGAATATGACTACACGGTTTCTAGCGGAAGCCTAGTAGTAGACTATGAGCTCGGAGGAGGATTCGGGCCGGGTCTACATAGGTTTGTTGGATTTACAGAATCAGGTAAAACCTCTGAAGCGCTAGAGGTTATGAAAAACTTTCTTCAAACCGTACCAAACGGCCGAGGGTTTTATATCAAAGCTGAAGGCAGGCTTAGTAAAAACGTACAGGAAAGAGCGGGTGTTGACTTTGTTTTTGATCCTGATGATTGGGCTGATGGTAATTGTTTTGTTTTTGAATGCAATATATATGAAACAGTTGTTGATGCATTGAGAAAATTGGTCGGAAAAAATGACACCGAAACTAAGTATTGTTTTATATTAGATTCAGTTGATGGATTGATATCAAAAAATGATTTAGATAAGTCTTTTGAAGACTCTAAAAAGGTCGCAGGAGGCGCCGTCATAGCTTCCGACTTTATGAAGAGGGTCAGTATTGCTTTGGCAAAAAGAGGCCACATGGCAATTTTTATTAGTCAAGTTAGGGCAGATATAAAACTTGATCCTTACAGCAAAGCTCCTATCAGACAGACATCTGCAACAGGAGGAAACGCCTTGTTGCATTTTTCTAATTGGATTTTAGAGTTTGAGCCTTCTTTTAAAAGTGATTTGATCTTGGAGAAACCAAACGAAAAGCCAGATAAAGATAAAAACAAAACTTTAGGCCGCTACGCTAAAGTGACCGTAAAGAAAAGTCCTAACGAAAAAACCAATATGGTTATACCGTACCCCATACTTTTTGGCAGGACCGGAGGAAACAGCATCTGGATAGAAAAAGAAATCTTAGATATGATGTTTATCTTTGAATTTGCCAATAAGAAAGGGGCCGGATGGATTGAGTTTGATAAAGATTTTGTGCAAATGGCTGAAGAAGACGGAGTTGAATTTCCTGAAAAAATCCAAGGAGAAACAAAGTTTTTCAACATGTTAACTTCGGATGAAAAATGCAAAAACTTTTTGTTAAACTACTTTAAGAAATCACTTTCTCAATCTTAATATGGTTTTTAAAACACTATACGGATCTCTTAAAAAGGTCAGAACGGCAAGAAAATATCTAATAGACTGGAATTCTAAAAGCAAAAGCAAGGTACAAAATTCAGTTAAAAAATATTTAGAAAAATATTGGGAGCAAGATATAGTGTTTGAAGAGTTCCCCTTGGTGGGAACACGCATGACTTTTGATTTTTACAATGCTACACAAAATATCATTATTGAGGTTCAAGGAAGACAGCACACTAAGTATGTCTCTTTCCTACATGGCGGTAACAAAATCAATTACCTAAAACAACTTAAAAGAGATCAAGATAAATTAAAATTTTGCGAGAT